CCCTTTGCAGAATACAAGTCTTTAATGTTTTTAATTAAATCTCTTTTAGATACACTTGTTGCAAGTGAGTTAGGAATTGCAGACATTAAAGATGTACGCATCTGGTCTAAGAAATCATAGATGGTATTATCTACATCTGCATAATCTAAGAGCTGTTGTATGTTTTGTATAGGGTTAGCACGATACTCATTAATAGTTCCAGTAGCACCAGAAGTTGTTCCTGTAATTATTTCGCCTGTAATAAATTTCTGTTGAGAAGAAACGAATATCTTTCCATCACGAGAATTCTCTACAAGAACTGTGGCTGTTGCACCAGAGGTTGCACCTGTAATGATTTCATTATTTGTAAACTTACCAGTGCTTCCATTAGAACCACTTTCTATAATAACTCTATCACCAGCTTCTTCTAATACATATGCAACAGTTGTTGTTTCTAATGTAACATAGTCAACAGTTGCAGTATAGGTAATCTGTCCTGCTTCCATGAACTGGTAATATTGTTTTAGAAATCTAACAAAGATTGGATGGTCTGCCTGCACAAAATCAGGCACCTGTCCTTCTATAAGTGGTGATATCTTATTCAGTAGTTTTGACTTTTGGTCTGCCATGTTTTAATAACTCGAAGATGATGTAGTTGACGAAGTTGTATTTACACTTGTACTAGTTGTTGTTCCTGTGGTTGTTGTTGTATATCCTATACCAGTAGTTGCAGCTGCATCAACCTTTGAACTAATTATAGTATTTGCAAAATCTATTTCTAATAACTGATTACGAACTGGAATAATATCATTTGAGTCAGACAATGCAGTTATACGAACTTGTGTTGAAGTAGAACCATCTACATTAGATGCACTTGAAATTAATATACCATTGATTGTAATGATTCCGTTTACATAATCAATCGTACCAGCTGTTTCACTAAAGTATGTTTTTGTTCCACTTACAATAGAGTATATTCTTAGATTACCTGAACCATCATCATCAAAGAAATATTCAGTAGATGCACTAGCAATATAAAATCCAGTAGATGCTATAATAGAGTTTTGATATCCACTAACTGGATTGTAAAATGCATTATTGAAATTAATTGTATATGATGTAGAACCTGTAGTTGTTGGAGTAAATAATTTAGCCATTGTTACAGTTGTTGTATTCATAAGAATAGAACTATCTGTTCCATCAATCAATCCTTGTATTTGTGAATGTCTGAATGGTGCGTTGAATGTATTTAAATTTGTAGTATTATAATTTTCCAATGTTATGTTAACTAATGCAGTTAAGTCTGTTGCAGTTTTTGTTGTTGCAGTAGAATCATAACTAAAAGTAACACCTAATATTAAAGATGTTGTTTCTGGGTCAACCACTACAGGAGTAATAGATGCAACCTTATAAGGTTCAAAGTCTTTTACCAATTGGTCTTTCTGTGTGGTTGTTAAGTTCTCTCCAGTTGTGCTTTTGATAGAAATAAAAACTTTTCCATATTCGGCAGTTGCACTCACACCACTACTTGTACTGTAACTTCCATCTTCTCCACCCCATACAGAAACAGTTTGTGTATTTGCAAAAAGTTTTCTTGCATATAGTTTGTAATCTTCTGTAGTAACAGCACGACCTTGAGCTGCATAATCTAAAGGTGCATTAAGTTTTATAGATTGGATAGTTTCTGGTTCGGCACCACCTGATGCATTTGCAACAGTAGTGATTGTTACATTTGTAACAGTATCTATAGCAGAAGGTGATGTAAATGAAGAAGAACCATTTGCTAAAGTTTTATTTGTTACTACATATTGAAGAACAACAATATTACCATCTGATAAAGCTTGACTTACAATACCATCACCAAAGTACACTTCAAATTTACCACTTTCTATTTCTTGTAAAAAATATACAGTACTTGACCTAGACAATTGTGATATGTCTGTAGCCTTTGTGTATGTTGTAGATGTTGAATCAGAAACAGAGTTTTGTACTTTAACTGTAAGGGTAGTTGTGTCAGCACGATTGTCTGTTATCATAAATCTTTGGTCTACGTCAGAACTGTCTACAATATATTTTGTAGTGATGTATGTTCCCTCATATATTTCTGTGCTATCAAATGGAATTGCATTTCCTGTACTTGCACCTGTAACATCTGAGATAGTAACAAACTGATAACTCGTTCCATCTATTGCAGAAGTAAATGCTGTACCTGCTGGCATTGTTGCAGTTGTCTTACCTGTACTAAGAGATATGTTAATCGTTGCTTTTGGAGCTCTTGCAGAAGATACTTCATATCCTAACATCTTTGCATGAGATGCCACACTAGAACGAAGTGATGCACTGTCTAAGAACATTTCATTTGCAACCATGTTTGCATTGAAACCAAGATAATGTGTATTATATGCAAGGGTATCTAAAAGAATATTCATACCAGAACCTTCAAAGTCGTAATCTTTAAATTCGTTCTGTGCTTTTAAAAATACTTTAAGATTTGTTTTGATATCATCAAAATCTAATTCGGTGACCGTAAGTCTTTTTTCATTTGTTGCCATCTATCGTAACCTCTCTAACATAACTGACATGTCTACTAATTCTGTAGGTGCATTTACTACATAAAACTCTATACTAACATTGTATGCATTGCTATCTAAATCTGGTTGAGCCCTTACACCAACAAGTCTTGCTCTTGGCTCATAATTTTTAATAACATCTTCAATCTTTCTTGCGATAACAGCTGAAGTAGTAGGTGACATTAATTCAAATAACATTTCTCTTACACCACCAGCAATTTCTGGGTGAAAAGGTTTTTCAAAATGGTTTAATAAAACAAGATTACGAACTGCTCTTTTAACTGCTTGTATATCTGTTACTTTACTAACATCAGAGTCAGAAGATTTCTTACCAAAGAATAAATCTAGGTCAGAATATTGTCTAACATTTCTGGTAATATCATTATTGGCTTGTGCATCTTTGTATGCAGACATATTAATAGACTCCTAGTTTGTTATTATTTATACAATAAGTTTTAATCAACCACCAACAAATACGTTAGAACTTCCTGCCGCAACTGAAGTACAACCAGTAACACCATCACCAATTCTCCCACAACCTTTTCCATTTATAAAGACTGTAGTTGAACCTGTTGTAATTGGGGCTGCGTGTGATGGACAAGGAGCGCCAGGCAAAAGGTGTCCAGTATTATTATCACCTTGTCTACTTACTGCGATACCGTTTACAAATACATTTGGAGAACCTTCTGCTCTAGTCATACCAGAACAATGTGTTACATCTGCATCTCCAATTCTAGTTGCTGCTGGCATTTTCTCTCCTCATCAATTCTTGTAACTTTGTATTATATGTTTCCATTTCCTCATGGTCTTTTTGAGTATGTGGTGGTTTTGGTGCATCTGGTTTAAATGATATAAGATTATCAAACTCCATAGGTATATCATTGTAGTCATCATAAGTAACTAACGCAGAACCAATCTTTATCACAAACTCTCCCTTCATTAGTTTATATTAATTGTAGCTGCATCTATATCTACTTCCGTAGATGCATCTAAATCAAGTGTTCCTGTAATGTTTGTTGTTTGATTTGCTTCGTATGTTTCGGACACAGCACCTGTAACTTTTTGTGTTAGTGTTGAACTATAGGTTTCTGATACTGCTCCTGTAACAACTTCAGTCTTAGAACCATCAACTTGAATATTCCAATCACCCTTTATATAAGTATTACAATTTGTATCAATAGTAAGATTGACATCACCCTTTACATTAATATAGTTAGAGCCTGCAACTACTTCATAGTTACTACCAACAACTCTAGTTGATTTGTTTCCGTCTTTGTCTATCTCGTAGAATGTTCCTTTTGTGTGATACTCGTGTATTCTTTCTTGTCCACTCGTATCATCATATTCTTTTATGTGTCCACTTTCTGTTTCCATCACATGGTTCTTTGGATAAGAGGCTGCGTATGCAGAACTAGGTTCGTCCCAAGTAGTTTCTCCACCACCTGCTAAATTATTAAAGAACTCCTCATCACTATCGTCACTACTACTTGAATTTGCAATTGCAACTTCTGTAGTTCTTCCTGTATTTTTTGCAGACACCACTGCGTGTGATTTGTCAGTTTCATTTCGTGCAAGACGATTGACATCACTCTCTCCAATAGAATGTCCTGAATGAGTTATTTCTGATGAGGGGTATATTTCGTTAGGGTCATTGAAACCTTTGGACTTATCTGCGACAGCTTGTGGATAGCCAGGAAGTGTTCCCATAATAATAGGTTGTTGTTTATCTGCTGTGTCAGAAAAGAAACCTATAACCCAAGTGCCTTCAACAAGAAAAGAAGGTGTCTGACCTAAACCTTGCATAGAGGGATTTGTAACTGGGTGCATAATATGAGCCCAAGGTAAATCTTCAGTGGGTATACTAATTTTATCTTCTGTGTGAAAACCTAAACAACGGACTTTGACTCTTCCAAGTTGTGATGGGTCATTTCTATCTTCAACGACTCCAGTAAACCAGACAAATCCATCTAACCCCATAAAATTATTTTGCATGTAACAATGCTCCTTACATGGTTATTTATAAGGATTAATGTAGGTCTGGGTCACGGCCAAGACCAACCTTCAGAGGTTGATTGTATTCCTCTACGGTGTAGTCTGCATTT